AATATCTGTTTCTTCGTTAATAGAAAAACATAATTCATCATGTATCTGTAATAATGGTCTATAACCAGCATTATAGCAATCTATCATAGCTCTTTTTGATTGATCTGCAGCGGATCCTTGTATAAGCCTATTTAAAGCCTTATAGGTACCTGCTCTCTTTATATTATTACCATAATGAGCCTTAGCTTCTTCATACTTCATAGATTTATGCATTCCGAAGGTAGATGGCTCCCACATATCAAATCTACACTTACGTCCTCCAATAGTCCTAATATATCCAAATTTATTAGCTGAACTCATAACTTCATTCGCTAACTTTTTAACAAAGGGAACTCTACTGTCGTACCTTTGAAGTAATTGCTCTGCCTCCACTTTAGAAATACCTAATTCTTTAGATAGTTTATTTTTACCCATTCCATAAAAGATACCTAAGTTAATAGTCTTAGCAGCGGATCTTGGTATTCCTGCCATATCTGCTACCAACTGGTGAAAATCAGCTTGTTCATTTTGATAAGCTTTAATAAAATCTTCTGCTCCAGAAGTAAGGCCAGAATCAATAGATGCTGCATAGTGAGCCACGAGCCGTGGTTCTTGCTGAGAGTAATCAAAAGAACCCCACTGTCTTCCTTCTTCAGGTAAGAATAAACTTCTTATCTTATTTCCATAATCTTTATTCTTAGAAGGTATTTGTTGTAAATTCATATTAGAGTAACTTAATCTACCTGAAACCGTTCCTCCACCATCTGATCTTAGTTGATGTATTTCAGAATGAATTCTTCCTTTAAAAGCATACCTATCAATAGCATCTAAAAAAGTAGAATGAAATTTATTTACTTCTCTTGCATCTCTTACTAATTTAGCAATTCTATGTTCACAGTTCTGTAACCAATTAGAAGTAAAGCTAGGCTCTTTTGCTTTCTCAGACAATGGATAATCTACTCCTAAATGATCAAAGGCTTTTGCTACTGACCTATTTGCCCAAATGTCTACACTCATACCAGTTAATTCTCTTAATTCTTTTAAGATTTTATTTTCGTCTAGGATAAATTCTTTTTTGAGAACTTTGATTTTATCAAAATCTACTCTTATTCCTGTCATTCTCATTTCAATAAGAATAGGTAGTAGCTCCATTTCCATATCAAAAACATCTTGTAAGTTTTCTTTAATGATAACTGGTTTTAAATATTCCCAAAGCTTATAGGTTAATGCAGCATCTTGCTCTGCATAGTGCCCTACAAAACCAGCAGGCATTCTCCAGAGATCTGCTTTAGGATCTAATCCCCATTCTTTTGCCTTATCTTTTAAAAAAGCTTCTGATTTAATTTCTCCCAATAAATCAAAACCTAAAGCATTTAATGAGTAAGAGTACCTATTCTCATTTACTACCGCAGCGGCTACCATAGTATCAATGATCTTACCGTTAATTTCAAAACCATTTATTTTTAACCAACCTACATCATATGAAGCATTGTGAAATATTTTAGTACAAGGTAATTTTAATAAATCTTGTATGTATGCTACGGTGACTCCTTCATCCATATTACCACCTGCATCATGTTTAATAGGAAAATAATATTGCTGACCAGCAGTAGCTACTGCAAAGCCTACAATACCTCCGTCAAATCTAGGCCAACCAGGTCCTAATTTCTTAAGGTTAGGATCCTTTGTTTCTAAGTCAATTGCTATTGCATCTGCGTGAGATAGATCTGGATACTCTGACGGGCATACCCAATCAGCTTCTTGAAATACAAAGTTAAGATTGTGTGCCATTATTTATTCTCCTTATAGTATAGTTTATCGTTTTCTAATGAAGTTACTTTAGGTAACTTTTTATTTACAAAAATAAAATCGATCGCCATTAATTTCCCGTTGTAGAAAATACTGTCTAAGTCAAAAACTTTAAAATTACAATTAGCCATGTAATTAATATAACACTCAAATAAAGGAGCTCCTTTGTTGTTTGGATGCACAGGACACTCTAATTGTACAAATTTAGTTTTTTCAAATAAATCTAAAGATCCTTCTATAATCTCAAGTTCTGCTCCTTGTACGTCCATTTTTATATAATCCATAGTAACCTCTTTAGGTAAGATATCGGATAATTTTTTAGTTTCTTTCTTTATGGTTTTAAAAGGGACATTAGAATTTTCTTCATACAAAGAGGATCCTGTTTGGTCAGCTTTTTCTTTAGAGTAATGAAAAGATCGTTCTCCACCTTTTTCAGAAATAATACTACAGTAAAAAGTACCTAACTTTTCTAACTCTTTTTTATAGGTGTCATTAGCATCTATTAAATAATACTGAGCATCTTTGTAAGTTTGTTTAGCTAGTTCTGTCCACTTACCTCTATAGCATCCAACATCTACTATATGTTTGAAATCAAGATTAGCTTCTTTCATTCGTTTAAAAAATCTTGTGTTTACTTCTCTAGGTATGCTCATTATTTTTTATCTATTTTTTGTATATGGGTTAATTGTTCTATATCTTGAAAAGGAACCATAGTAATTTTATCCTTACGTCCTTCTCTTTGATATATCATATAAATCCCCTTTCCTTTTTTTTTGTTGTTTTCTTTTATTTTATTAGTAACAAAGTTTAATAACTCTTCTCTATCCACTAATAACCAATAAGAAGTCCGTTCAAAAACAATAAAGTCAGCTTTGCCCTTAATCCAGCCAGGGTTACCACGGACATTGGTTTCTTCCACCCAAGTAATATCGTCTTGATAATTAACATCTGAACGATTAATTTTTTTTCTTCCCTTAACATCAAATTTCAATAGTTTTCCATCCAACTCTCCTTCTATGTCCCAATGCTCAAACATATCTTGTTCACTATTAGCCCATTTTGGATTTATTAAACATTTAGAAAAATGTTCTTCTACAATTTTACCTTGTGTTTTAAAATTTTTCCAACTCATTTTTTATCTATTTTTCTCCAGGCTGTGTTTGATAAGTAGCAAGCTAACTTACTTACCTTTGCCCAAAACCATTTTCGTAGTTTCATTATCTTCCTTTCTAAGTTCTTCTATTTCTAATTCACAATAATGAATTATCTTTTTTAAATCCTCTACTCCGTTTTTATCTTTATATCTCACTGCATATTTAATTACGTTGCCTTGAAAGAAAGATAATTCGTTAGTTTGTATAAATGTGTAAGGTTGAATTTTATGTTTAGAGTAATGGTCTCCTCCTTCTTGTCTTGTTTTAGGGAATGCACGTTCCATATCTGATTTATTTGTCATAGTTTGCCTTATATTTATTATAAAATTTACCCAGAGGGAAATGGTATTTATGGTCAGTATTAATCAAATGTAAAGCTTTTTTTGCTCTAGTAACTCCTGTGTACCAAACTCTTAATTCCTTTATTTTATCTTGTAAATTCTTGTTTTCGTAATGAGCAGGCCAATTAGATTTACTTAACAGAACTACATGATCCGCCTCTCCTCCTTTAACTGCATGGATAGTGTCTACGGTAATTTTAGCTGATTCTTTTAAGTTAACATTATTATCTAATAATCTTATTAAATATTGTTTCTCTCTATCTTTAAATCTTATCTTAAAAGCATCTATCCAATGTCCTTTAGGTTCTCTTAACCCTGCTCTTAAACGTAGTTCTTCGTAATTAAATACTTGATTAGGGTGAGCAAAGCTCCATTTAATACTATCTGAGCTTCGGTATCCGTGGTCAATGTTTTGTATGTAGTGGTACGCAATACAAGCTTCCTCTCTACTAACAGAGCCACCTTCCATTAAATGGTTCCAAGCTTTAATAGCTTGCCATTGCTCTATTCTAAATGATTTTCGTCCTTGTACATCTTGAAAATATACTCCTTTTTCATACAAATCTTGCTCTACCTCTTCTTTAATAGACCTGATCCTAGATAATACCATAAAGCTACCTGGTTGATTAAAATCTACATGCCTTAAACTAGAATAAGTTTGAATAGATCCTTCTTCTTTTCTTGGATTAAATTGTTTTTCTTGCCTAAAACCTTTTGCTGGAGCCAATAACAACTGAGAGAAAAAATGAACTCTGTCTGGTATTCTTCTAGATTGATTTAATACTTTTACCTTACCTGGAAAATGTATAAAGAAATCTGCATCTGCACCATTCCATTCATAGATTGCTTGATCATCATCTCCTGCTAAATAAATTCTATCAGAGTTGTCTGCTAACTTCATAATCAAATCCCATTGTAGTGGAGTTAGATCTTGAGACTCATCTACCATTAATACTTTCAATTTAGGAGCCACTCCCTCTTCAATAAATTTTTGTATCATATCTGTAAAATCTAATTTATCTTTTTCTCTAACTCCTGGAGAAGTCTCTATCATTTTAAAATTTTCATAAGCAGCTATAATAGATTGAAACTGAGACTTTCGTACTTCTTTCCTATCTTGCTGCTGATAGGCTTTCATAGGGTCTTGTTTCGTGTTCCGTGCTCGGTCGTATATCTGTAATGACCAATTATTAAATACCTTCTGGTCTTCAAATCCTTTTTGAGCATTAATTTTTATAGTTCCATAATCCGAATGAAACTGGATCATGTCTTCTGTAGGATCTAGAACAGGGATCTGAGAGAATTGTCTCCTAGCAAAACTGTGAATAGTGCTAAAATAAGGAAAATCGTCTTCGGTTAAATCAGGTAGTGCTATCTTTAATCTTGTTACCGTCTCATCTACGGCTTTATTAGTAAAACTAAAATAAGCTATCTCAGAGGGATGGATGCCATTCTTAATAAACCATTTTACTCTTCTTAGTAACTGATAGGTCTTTCCAGTTCCAGGAGGACCAAATACTTTAATGGTCTTGCCATGGAGCTTTTGATTTATCATGTTTTACTTCTTTCCTTTTATATTCAGGTAATTTAGGCATAGGACTTCTCCAATGTCTGGTCTGTATGTTAGCATGTTTCTTTTTAGGTTCCGCTCCTCCTACTTGTAAGAAATTAGTACACTCTCTATTATTCCAGTTACTACCCATTTTTTTCATAAATCTTTGAAAAGACTGTATCTTAAATCTTAGTTCAGACGATTTAGATGGATCTGGATTATCTATCCAGATATAACCATTGTCTATTTGATCAAACTCATCGTGTACTTCACAATCTTCAAAAAACTGAACCATTTTAGAATTAAACAAATCATCTTGATCTGCCATGGCATCATATCCTTCCATATCAATTTTATTTTTAATTAACTCATCTTTAAAATCAGACCATGGATCTGGGTTTTGCTTAGTTTGTTTTAAATTTCTCCATACTATATCTGCTACTTGAAGCTTCTCTGCAAATAATCTTTGAGAATATAATTCTTTATTATCTAATTTAATGTTTACTCCATTTACTGGAAGAACCCAGTAAG